CGAATGTGGCCGGCCTGCCGAGCAGTTTCATCGTCGGCATTTTCTGGTGGTACGCCGCCGAGGAATTGGCGCCGTGGCCGGGCTACACCACCCCGTCATTCCCGGCCGGCATGGGGCCGGCGATCAACGCCCACATAAACTGACGCCCGGCAGACGCCGCGCGGCAACTCCCTCACCCGCCCCCAGCGGATCAAATGGGTGGCGGGTTTTTTTGTCCTTTCAGTTCGGAGTTTCGCCATGGTCGCAATGCTGGCCCCGCCAGGCGTTATCGTTGGCCAACAAGTCAAAGTGCTGTCGGGCGCGACTTACACCGTCGACAGCAGCTTCTTCATCTCGGTCACCTCGCAGGTCGACGCGATCAACCTGCAGAACATGGGCTTTCTGCAGGTCCCGACCGGGCGCACCAACCTGGCGGCCGCGCTCGATCCGGCGGTCGGCAACGACAACACGCAGGATTACGCGACCGGCTCGCTGTGGATCAACACCACCGCCTCGCCGGCGCGGCTGTGGATTTGCGTGAGCGCGGGAACCGGGGCGGCGGTGTGGGCGCAGATCTCGTTTGGCGCGCTGATCGCCAGCGTCTCCTCGCCCAGCCTCACCAACCTGACCCTCACCGGGCTGATCACCCGCTCGGCCTCGACCGGGGTGACCGCGTTCAGCGGCGGCGGCCAAGGGAGCGCCACGACGCTGAGCAACGAGTTCAGCAACATTACGACCGCGACCGCGTCATCCTCGCCCTACGACTCGGTCAAATTCAGCGCTGCGATGTCGCCGGGGCAAAAACGTCCGGTCGCCAATAATGCGGCCAACCCCGTCCAGCTCTTTGGGTTCAACACCGACACGATAAACGGCTTTGCCAGCGGCACCGGGGTGACCTTGCCGGTCGGCTTTGTCGGCAGCGCGGAATGCTATGTCGCCGGCGCCATTCAGATCAAGGGTCTGCCGAGCTTCACGACCGAGGTCGTCTACAACACGAACAGCGCGACCTCGGGCACGACCTTGACCGGCGCCAACATCTCGGGCGCCTTCAACGAGGTCACCCTCGACCTGACCGGCACCTTGGGTGGCGGCGCCAATGCGCAATTGCCGACCGTCGCGAACCTGGTTGCGGCAATCCCGAATGCGGTCGCCGGGCAGAGCTACAAGGTGCGCATCATCAATTCAAGCTCGGGCGCCTTCACCTGGACGGTCACGACGAACACCGGGTGGACATTGAATGGCACGATGACGATCGCGCAGAACACCTGGCGCGATTTCTATCTGACCCTGACCACGACGTCGGCTGCGGTGCTGCGGGCGATCGGCACCGGCACGCAGTCGTAGATATGACGATCGGCCTTGGCCCGCATTACCCCGAGCTGATCGGCTTGGCGTTCAGTGTCGTGCGCCGGCCCAAGGGCTCGACCGAGGTGCAGACCCATGTCTCGGGGCGCGAGGTGCGGCTCGGCTATTGGACCTATCCGCTCTACGAATGGGATCTGACCTATAGCGTGCTGCGCGATTTTCGGCCCTGCCCGAGCTCGGTCATCCTCTCGGAATTGAAGCGGCTCGAGGGGTTTTTTCTCTACGTCCGCGGCTCCTTGGTCAATTTCGCGTTTCGCGACCCCGACGATTACCAAGTCTTCGGCCAGGCGCTGTCGCCGACCGCCGACGGGGCGCGCCAGGACTTCATCCTGATCCGCACCTGGGGCGATGTCAGCTATGGCGCCGCCATTACCGAGCCGATCGGCTTTCCCGACACCGCCGGCCTGTGGGGGCCGTTCAACGTCTACCTCAACGGCATTCTGCAGAGCCCGGCGGGTTACGACACGTTTTTTACCGACCCGCTCGGCTCCTATCTGCATTTTTTCACACCGCCGCCGGCGGGCGCGACGGTCACGGTCGATATGAGCTTCTACTTCAGCGCCCGCTTCAAGGACGACACGCTCGATTTCGAGAAGTTTTCAGGGGCCCCCGGCGCCGGGTTCTGGGCGGTCAAAAAGCTGACCCTGGTCAGCGCCCGCGCCGGCAGCGATTTCAGCCTACCGTGAGGCCAATGGCATGAGACCGATCTCCGCGGCAGCACAGGCGTATCTCGCCAGCAGCGCCGGGGCTTTCCCGGCCGATCTGTTCACCCTGACCCTGATCGGCGGCAGCCCGGTCTACCGCTGGACCTCGACCGACATCCAGATCAGCTATGGCGGCTTCACCTGGCTGGCGCAGTCGCCCAACCTGTCGCGCTCCGCGCTCTCGGTGCGCAACACCGTCGAGGTGCCGGAGCTCAAGGTCACCCTGTCGGCGTTCGACACTGATTTTGTCGGCGGCAGCAACATCAAGCAGCAGATCCACGAGGGCGCGCTCGACGGCGCGCGCCTCAAGCTCGAGCGCTTGCCGATGCCGGCGCCCGGCGACACCTCGCTCGGGCCGCCGACCCTGATGTTCGACGGGCGCGTCGGGCAGGTCCAGCTCACCTCGACCGGAGCGGTCCTCCAGGTCAAGGGCGACATCGTCATCATGAACCAATACGCGCCGCGCAACATCTTCCAGACCTCCTGCCAGTGGACGTTCTGCGACGCCGGATGCACGCTCAGCGAGGCCTCGTTCACCTTCGGCTACACCGTCGGCGGCGCCACCCCGACGATCTCGTTTGTGCCGTGGAGCGGGCCGCCGGGGTTTCCCGCCGCTTACGTGTTCGGCAAAATCACGATGACCTCGGGCATCAACAGCGGCCAGGTGCGCATGATCCGCAACGCCGACTCGTCCGGGATCACGGTCAGCTATCCTTTCTTCAATGTCTGCGCGGCGGGCGACACGTTCCAGGCATTGGAAGGCTGCGACAAGTCGCTCAATGCGGCAGGCTCGATCCAGTCGTGCCAGTCCTATTCGAACACCGCGCATTTCAGGGGCTTTCCGTATGTCCCGCCGCCACAATTTTCTGTGTGATGTCGCGAATGGACCCAAAAGAGGCGGCGCTGCGCGCCGCGGCGATCGCCGAGGCGCATGAGTGGATCGGCACGCCCTTTGCCAATGGCGCCAAGATCAAAGGTGGCGGCGTCGATTGCGCGATGCTGCTCGAGAGGGTGTTTCTCGCCGTCGGCGTGATCGGCGAGAGCTATCCGGGGCGCTACTCCTCGCAGTGGCATCTGCACCGCGACGAGGAGCGCTATTTGGCCTGGGCCAACCATCTGGCGATCGAGGTGGCGCGGCCGCAGCCGGGCGACGTCGGGCTGTGGCAATTGGGCCGCTGCTATAGCCACGCCGGGCTCTTTGTCGACGTAACACCCGGGGCCGAGCACATCGTTCACGCTTGGTCCTTGGCCGAGCGGGTGAAGTGCGACCCGGTCCGCATGGCGCGGCTCAGCATGATGCCGAGCGCCAAAGGCCCGGTGCCGCGCCCGGTCAAGTATTTCGACGTGTTCGCCAAGCAACTCCCTGGGCAGCTCCCTGCGGTTGCCGGCCATCAGGAGGCGCTCGCTTTTAACCGCGCCGAGTTGGTGAAACTCTAGCTGTTTAGGGTATGGCCGGTAAAAGTCTATCTTCCGAGTCCGCTTCTTCTCGGCGGCTGGGCAGCTCGCCGGCTAGGAACCTCGTTCCAGTTGCGCCTTCGACCACAACGTCGCGGCAAGGCAGAGCGGCAAGGTCAGTAGCGGCACGGCGAGGACAAACCACGGCACCGCCGCCCTGATCGTGAACACGATATTCCATTCGACAAATGTGACGCAGGCAAAGATCGCCACAAAACTGTCGACGTGAAGCAAGAGCCGGCGCGTCAGAGGGGGAAGCGGCATGTCGGGTCTCTTAGGCGGCGGCAACAAGAACGCGACGGTCATCACCAAATACACCCAGCTCGACGTGCAGACCAGCGCGCAAGGGCTGGCATTGCCGATCCTGTGGGGCCAGCGCGCGATCGCCGGCAACCTGATCAATGCCGGGAATTTCAAGGCGATCCCGCAGGGCAAGGGCGGCAAGAAAGGCGGCGGCGGCGGCGGCAAGGGCGGCGGCGGCAACAAGAAGGGCACCGCGACCTCCTACGACTACAAGATCGACGCGATCTGGGCATTGTGCGAGGGTCCGATCCAAGGGATCGCCTCGGTCTATTTCAATCAGCTGCAATTGACCTGGCCGCCGACCGGGATCAACACGGTCCCCGACATCCTGTTCGACGGCTTTCCCGGGCAGCCGCCGTGGAACGACATCCCGGGCGACAGCCTGGGCTACTCGAGCACGGCCTGCGTCGCCGGCTCGGACATCGACATGGGCTCGACGCCGGTCTTGCCGCAATACCGCTTCGAGGTGATCGGGCTGTTTGCGAACTCGATCCCCGGCAACATCGTCGACGCCAACCCAGCCGACGTCGTCAACGATTTTGTGACCAACCCGCAATACGGCATCGGCTTGGGGCCGCCCGTCGGGAACGCCGGATCGTTCATCGACAGCGCCAGCTGGTCGCTCTACCACACCTATTGCCAGGCGCAGCGGCTCCTCTTGTCGCCGGTGCTCGACACGCAGGAGCAGATCAGCCAAATCATCAAACGCTGGGCCGACCTGACGAACACCTGGATCTTCTGGTCCGGCGGCGTTCTCAAATTCGTGCCGCTGGGCGACAATGTGTGCACCGACGGGCTGGTCGTCTATACGCCGAACAACACCGCGGTCGCCGACCTCGATTACGAGGATTACGTCTTCGAGAAGGGCCAGCAGCCGGTCACCGTCACGATCATCGATCCGGCCGACCGGCCCAATACCGTCAAGCTCGAAATCCTCTATCGCGAGGGCTTCTACAACGCCTACCCGGTCGAGTGGAAAGACCAGGCGCTGGTCGACCAGTATGGCCAGATCAACGCCCCGGTGGCGCCGGCGCATGACTGCTGCGAACCGGGTTACGGCGCCATCATGGCGCAGCTCATCGGCCAGCGCGCCGCCTACATCGCGCGCTCCTACGGTTTCAAACTGGGCTGGGAATGGTACTGGCTCGAACCGGGCGACATCCTCACCTTGACCGAGCCGCATATCGGCATGAACCAGTGGCCGGTGCGGATCCGCACGCTCGACGAGGACGACAAGGGCTTCTGGACGGTGGTTGCCGAGGAGTTTCCGGCCGGGTTGCCCAACGGCGCCGGCACCGGCAGCAGCGTCAACCCGCAGCAGCCGCAACCCGGCTCCACCACCCAGATCGTCAACCAATTGACCAATCCGGGGAATGTCAACCCGCCGGCCGTCTTCGAGCCGCAATCGACCTTTACCAACGGCACCGCGCAGGTGTGGATCGGTGCCTCGGGCGGCCTCGATTGGGGTGGCGCCAATGCTTACATCAGCTTTGACGGGGTCAATTACGCGTTTGTCGGGCCGATCGTCAACGCCGCCCGCCAGGGCGTGCTGACCACCGACCTGCCCAATCACGCCGACCCCGACACCACCGACACCTTGGCGGTCGATCTGACCCGGAGCCAAGGCACCTTCTCCGGCAATTCGACCTCGGCCGACGCCGATGCCGACCGCACCTTGTGCCTCGTGACCGCACCCTTTTCGACCGCGATCCCGTGCGTCGGCGAGTTCGTATCCTATGGCACGACCACCCTCACCTCGCTCTACAACTATGCTCTGACATACCTGCGCCGCGGGCAACTCGGCACGGCGACGGCGGACTGGCCGGCCGGCTCGTTGTTCAGCCGCATCGATCTCGGCAGCATGTCGGGCCAGGTGACGCCGACCCTCTTAACCTACAACCTGCCGGTCCAATACATCGGCCACACGATTTATCTGAAATTCACCTCGTTCAACAAATTCGGGCTGGCCGTGCAGGACATCAGCACGGTAACCGCCTACACCTATGTGCCGTGCGGGCTGGGCTACGGCACCGGCCCCGGCGGGGTGCCGTCGACGCCGATCGGGCTCACCGCGACCGGCGAGATCGGCGGCGTCCTCTTACAGTGGAACGCCAGCCCCGCGGCCGACAATGTCGTCGATTACCAGCTGTGGCGCGCGCCCGGGCTCAGCGCCAGCTTTTCGAGCGCCAGCCTCATCGCGACGACGCCGGCGACCGCCTATCTCGACACCGGGCTCGCCGCCGGCAGCCAGTGGACCTATTTCCTGATCGCGCTCAATGCGGTGGGCGCCTCGAACCACACCGGCGGGGTCAATGCGACGGTGCTGAGCGCCGCGCAGAACGCTTGGTACCAGGCGTTCTCGGTCGGCGGCACCTTCGCCTCGATGGCGACCGACTCGTGGGACGGCAATTACGAGATCTTCGACGTCCAGGCGCCGGTCGCGCTGACCTTCCCGGCTAATTTCTCGACCAGCCCGACCCCGGGCTGCGAGGTCGCGCCGGGCGCCACTGTCACGATCACCTTTCAGACGATCCATGCCGGGACCCCGACGACGGTCGGCACTCTGACGATCGCCGGGTCGGCCACGACCGGCAGCTATTCGGTGTCGCCGGGGTTCACTTTGCCGGCCGGCGACCGGTTGCGCGCCTATGCGCCGTCAGCGGTCGACACGACAATCGCCGGGGTGTTCGGGACCATCGTCGGAACCCGCTAGGGATGCGGCGGCCAATAATGCAGCGCCGCGAAGAGCAGAGTGGCAACGGCGACGACGAGACCGCCGAGGCGAGTCACCAGCTGATGCCTCACCAGGTCGATCTTGGCTTCGAGCTCCGCTTTGACGTGCCGCAGGTCGGCTTGAACCGCGGCGACATCCGCCTTAACCGCGGCGACGTCCGCCTTGGTGGCGACGTTGTCGTGGATCGCGTCGAAGATCTCGGTCGCGATGCGCTCGGCCTTCTGGCGGTCGATGTCGGCATCGGCCAGCGCGTTGGTGAGTGATAATCGGTCGGTCAAGGTTGCGCCTCCGCAATCGCGCTCCGCAAGGATTTAGCCGCGACGGAAGACCGGTGCGGACCGGCCGTGTCGGGCTGCAGACCCTATCCGCCGCGCACTGAATATACCCGCTCACCCATTCAA